GTCTATGTACTGCCGAACAAACTCTTTTAAGTTCTCGGCTGTTTGCCACATCTTTACAATGTCTTGCTCTAATTCAAACCTGTCATACTGTGAAAATAATTTCATTTATTTTTTACCTTTTCTTTCCAATCATAAACAAACCAAGCGCCCACAACGTCAAGCGCCGGCAACAAATTTTCTGAGTACTCTAAGTCTTCCTTTTCATACTCAGTTAGCTCCTTCTTCTTTTTAACTTCCTTTACGCGCCGCTTACAGTTAACGTAACCCTCTATAAGAGCGCAGGCCACCAGGTGGTCTATGCAGTCGTCATCAATTTCTATTTTCATTTTCCGCACTCCACTATTTTTATAAATTTACTTGCGGCCTTTTCTCTTAGATTGATTTCATCTTGCAGATAGAACGCGGCCTTCTTGAGGTCCTCAATTGCGTCTTTCTTTAGATCGCATCGCCAGACGTATTTAAACACGTTGCCCAGGTTAAAGCCCATGTGCCGAGTAATTTCTAGGCACTCAATGCCGCTTGGGTGGCTGGTGTAGTGTGATGGTTTATTTACTGGGTCGTTCATGTCTTCTCCTTAGCTCGTTTTCGACTGTTATTACTTCTTCCGGTGAGTCACACACCCACAGGGTTTTAAATTTTGGGTACATTCTTATGTCAATGTCCTCGACGCCGGTAATCGTTTCAATTACCTGATCTCCATGCTCAACAACAAAGTACGTCATAGTTTTAGTTCCTTTTTAATAAACTCGATGCCCTTGTTAAAATGATAGCGCCAGTACTTTTCGGTTACGTGCACGTCTATGTGTGTCAGGCCGTTTAAAAAAGCCTCAAGCACAAACCGCTGCTTTTGTAGCATACGGTACTTAATAAGCCGTTTAATGTCTAGCACGTCCTCCTGGCTCCAGGGTAAGTATGCCTCCATCATGTCGGCCGACATGCCTTCGCTGTCGTCTTGCTCCAATGGATCAAGCTCCTCGTCGGATAGACGAGGGGTTGCGGCCTTAATAATGTGAACGGTATATGTTATTTTTCTCATATTTACACTAATACGCAATTTAGGGCGTCTAAAAGAGCTTCCTGCAAATTTATTTTGCCTTCCAGTACCTTAACTACCTGCTCGTCGATACTGTTAGACACCGTCAAATGGTGTATAACAACAGGTTTTTCTTGCCCTTGGCGGTATATCCGTGCATTCGCTTGGATGTAGTTTTCGCTTGACCAAGGTAAATCGAACCATACCGTCTGTGCGATTTCTCCCACGTTGCACTGTAGATTAATCCCGATACCCCCGCTTTGGGGATGGGCAAGGAGCATACGAATCTTACCGTTACGCCACGCCTCAATGTTGTCATCGTCCAGCACCACCGCCTGTGGGAATTGAAGACGTATTCTTTGCAGTGAGTGTTTGAAGTGGTAGAAGACGAGCGTTGGAGACGAAGACTCTTCCATGATCGACTCAAGACGTTCCAGTTTAGAACGGTGTACTTCTTGTGCTTCTCCTTCCTCGCTGTAAACTGCGCCAGAGGTGAATTGGAGGAGTTTGCCCGCCAATGCCGCCGCTGTTGGAGCTGTGATGAGTTTCTTACCGAGGTCAAGGACCATGTTTTTTCTAAGTTCATCGTATTGCTTTCTTGGACCGGTGTCCATGTTAATTGAATGGTAAATGTTACTTAATGTCGGTAGTTGTAAATAATCTTCTGCATTAAGTGACTTACAAATATCCTTGACCTTTTCTTGAATCTGTATCTCCGCGCCTAGCTTTGGCTTCCAGTTGTAGACAACCCTTGTGTGCCGGTTAATCTGGTCTGGTTGCATGTACTTGTCCCGGAACCGGGTGAGTGACGTCTCTAAGCGTTGCCCAAGGTCCAATATACCCACCTGTGACCAGAGATCGGCTATGCCCTGGGGGGTAGGTGTGCCGGTAAGGATAATACGCCGTGAGAAGCCCTTTAAATGCCTCTTAAGCGCCTTAAATCTTTTGGTGCTTGGGTCCTTAAACCTAGACGACTCATCAATTACTAAGTTAGTAAACACTAACTTGTCTGAAAGGCCACAGAGCCACGCCACGTTTTCAAGGTTAACTAAATAAATGTCTGCTTGCGAACGTAGGGCCTCCAGTCTTTGTTTCGGCGTCCCCATTATCTTGGCTACCTTTAGGCTCTTTAGGTGGTCCCACTTTTTCACTTCCGTATCCCACACCGTCTCCGCCACGCGCTTGGGCGCGATAATCAGCGTCGTCCCCTCGAACTGCTCTTTGATAATGGTCAAGGTCGTGGCCGTCTTCCCAAGCCCAGGGGGTAGAAACAGGCCCAAGTTCGGCACCGACTGCGCCTGGGATATGAGGTCCTTCTGGTACTGGTGTAGTTGTGTTCTGTTTAGCATGGTACTCAATGTAGTGTATTGCTCGTTGTAAAAGTTTGGGTGAGTCTTTAAACTGTCCTAGTCCGGTATTACAATTTCTGCACAAGATGCCGCGAATTTTATTGGTGGCGTGGCAGTGATCCACGTCAGTATATTTTCCTGAGACAAACTTTTCCCTGCAAATTGCGCAGGAATCATTTTGCGTGGAAATCATTTCTTGTTTTTTTTCTCGGCTAATGCCGTATATTCTCATTAAGTGTGAGCCGGGGTTTTCTTTTTTCCATTTATCAGTTAATTTGTTGTTGCATTGTTTACAGTTATATTGCAGGCCAGTTCTAGCGCTTTTATAAAACTCAGTTGATTCCTTTGTCTCTTTACACGTTCCGCATTGCTTCATTGATAAACTCCTCGACGTCTTGTTTAGAGTGCAGCACGTGAACGTCAAACCCGTGCCTCCGTATCTCGTTAAACACCAGCTCCTGGCGCTTGCTTAGCCTTCCCGTCTGCGTCTTAAGCTCCACTAGGTACACTCGGTTTGCCAGGAACAGTATACGGTCCGGCACTCCCGACACCGTGCTGATCCACTTGAAGCTCAGCCCGCCGTACTTCTTTACCAAGGTCACTAAATGCTTTTCTATCTCTTTTTCCAGCACGCTCACGTCTGTCTTCCTCTGTCGCGTATATCGCGAATACCTGCTTAAAAATATGCTCGCCTAGGTACGAGCGCGACTCGTCACCAATCTTAGCCTCGTCCTCGCCAACGTACGCGAACACGTGCGTGACGGTGTGGCTGACCTCGTGGTAAATGGTGCCCATCCGCTCTAACGCGTCGCCTTTTGCCATGTCCTCGTAGTTAAACACGATGGCCAGCATGCCGTACACGCCGTTTTCTTGTTGAATGTAGTGTGACTCAGCCAGGCCATAGTCTAGCGACGTGTGCTTTGTCGTAACCTTGGAGTCTATAAGGGCCTGCTGAAACGCGGCGTCATTAAAGCACACGTAAATTGGTATGCCAAAGTGGCCGGTGTTGGCGGTGTAGTACAGTTTCTTTTTCATTAGTGCCTCGTGTTCTTGTTGTTGATCCTGTTGTAAATTTCTTCTTGCTCTTCCAGGGGAAGTTCGCTTACGGGCGTGGCCTCGTGAACAATTTTAGGGTCATCGAGTAGTTCTTTAATGGCCCACATTAACATTTCGTGCTCCTCTTTTGTGAGGTTGAGCTCGTCGTCCCAGCCCTCTTCAAAAATTACTGTCTTCTTTTTTGTCATAATTCTTCCTTAAATTGATACCTATGGGTATAAAAATAGACTACAAACTAATACTTATGGGTACTAAAATGTTAACCATCGTTAACAAAAACGTTAATGGATGTACAAAATGTGTAACATACCACACATTTTGCGCAAATTTGATAATACCGAATGACTCATTAATGAGTCATTAGACCACTTAATGACTTATAAATGAATCATTACCGAACGGTAAATAAACTGATCTTTAAGGCACTTAACACTCAATATATTACCGCTCGGTAAATTACCCAATCTTTTACCCGATTACACCCGTTTAATGTATTTCAACATGAAACACAAAAACGTACATTTACATTGAAACTTAAACTTTTTCATACACTTACACACTTTTTCGTACAAATCTACACAAACCCTAACTTTTTGTATGGTTTCTGCGCACTTGTTAGAAAATCGTATGGTTTTTCCCATTTTGTCATTTTTTACAGGTGTTACCCTGTATTGTCAAATTACAGGCTTTAGCTTGTACACTTTACTGCACTTAATATTTATAAAAAATACATTTTTATGCACGTTCATTTGCTTTCTTTAATGCATCTTCAACCCAACATTTAGCAACTTCCCAAGCAACAACTACCATTGCAAATGGAATTAAAAGCCAACCAATCAAACAAACTAAAAACTTAATCATTCCTTCACCCCCGACAGTTCTTTCATACGCATTAACAACTTAGCCAATGGTTCAATCATCATCACTCTAGTACAACTTACATGGATAGGGTTAAACGCCCGACCACTATCCGACTCCTCTTGGTAGTCCAAGTATTCCTCAAAGAATGACTTGACTAGGGTTTGTAGTTCGTCATGTTGACGTAGCATGGTGGCGGCTTGTCTGTACGGGCTTTCTTCCCAATCAGTAATGTCTTCCAAGTAAATGGCTAATTCATTCGCAGTCATTTTTCAATCGCTTTCTTTAGTATTGCTTTTGCAAACTCAAATCGGTCTGCATAAGGCATAGTATTGCTAAGTTCCAATATTTCCTCATCTGTTAGTTCACGAGGTTTTACTTTAGCAATGCCATTCCAATAGCCTGTTGCGTATATAGCAGAGTCTCGGTCTTCGTTGGCATGGGTGTAAAGAGGAATCCATGTGCCTTCAAGATGGTCAATAACTTGTGGATTAATTAACTTTGGCTTGCGGTCTTCTAGTCCTAATAACATCCACGCTACTGGTTCATTCTCAATCTCTTGGCTAATATCAGATAGCTTTTGTAGTGCTAGTTCTTTACGCAGTTCATCAATCTCTTCTTGCATGACTTCTTGAATTTTTTCGTAAGTAACAATCTCATCATCAGCAAACTTTTCGCATCGTTCATTCCACGTTAGTATCATCTTCATCCTCCACTAAGTCCAACTGACCCTTAAACACAAAGCCACAACCGCGCAGAAAGTCGCCAAAGTTAACGACAACCTCGCCCAATTCCACCGACTCAAACTCCATGCTTGTGTTGGCTTGGTTGTCCTCAAAGACACTACCATTACGTTCTTTTTTAAATGTAAATTTCATTTCTCACCCCACACTGTAATCAAAACCATACCACCAACTAAAATTAACAAGCAAACAACAAAACCAAACATACCAACTAAAAACCACAAAATTTCATTCATTTTATTCTCATCTTTCTGCAGTCTGCTTTTTGTTGTGGTGTGAAATCCGGACTAATCTCAGCCAGTTCACAACTCTTCGTACCCCAATGCGTTTGCTTGTCGGGCAGTGACGTAATAAATATCACAAACCCGCAAATAAATACTGATAAAAAAATAGCAATGGTTTTCATTTAGCGTCCTCGTCCTGTGGCTTGCCGAGCCTTGCTGCCTCGGCGTACTGCCATACCTTGTCTCGTACCTCGGCCAGTGTGGCGCCGCGGGATACCATCCCGATCATTGCCGCGACGGCAAATGCAAACTGTTGTTCTTGTTCGTTCATTAAAATATTTCCTTTTCAAAGTTGCTGATTGAGTCCACGTACGCCCGAGCCCTTGGCTTTAGTCCGACGTTTAAGTAGACGTGATTCGATTCTTCCCCGTTACGTCGACGGTACGTTGTGACGCGGAGCTCTTGCGTTGACGCCAAGAACCTGCGCTTAAACGACATCTCAGTCCCTGGGTGGTAGTTCTTCTTAATCGCCCAGTGCTTGTAGCACGCGAACAGGTCGTCCTTGTTAACCTCAAACTCTTCGCCAAACTCCAAGGCCTCCTCCATAAAGCTAGCGAGCGGGTTAGACAACTCGGTCATCAGGTCCAGTGTGTCCTGGCTTGACGCCGGCTGAACAAACCGCTCACCGACGCGCGACTTGCGGCGCTTGTGGCCCTCGATCGCCCAGTTAAATATGCCGGCCAGTTCTTGGGTCAGCCTGTCGGCCAGTCCTACGTCCTCCTTGCCAAAGAAGCTGTTCGTCATGGTGAGCACGAGCATACGTCCGGTGAGGGCGTTGCTGTTCTCCGCCAGTTGCAGCATCTCGTTAGAGTAGACGATGATTCGCGTAGGCAGGTAGCCTGACCACGACTCCTTGTTCTTACGGTTCACCGTCACGGTGTCCGCGCCCACGATACGCAAGAGCTGAGAGACGACGCCGGCTGAGTTCTTTGACGTCACGCGCGCGTCCGTGAATGAGGCTAACTGCTTGCCTAGCCACGGCTGAAGTCCAAAGGTGTCGCACAGCTCCTCCATCTGCGGAGAGACCACGTTCGACTGCCCGAGCAGGTCCGTCAGCACGCGGTTAATCGTGCCTTTACCGCTACGTCGCGGACCTATTATGTTTAAGAACTTCTGTTGTTTCGTGTCGCCCGACAGTATGTAGCCAAAGTATTCCTGTAGCAGGTTAATAGACTCGACGTCCTCGCCCCACACGTCGCCTAAGAAACTAAGCCACTGCGGGCACGTCGCGGACGGGTCGTACTCAAACGGTAGCGAGTTGTACGTAAAGAAGCCGAGAGAGTGCGGGAACAGGACCAACTGATCCATTTGAAACAGTCCGTTCTGCATGCTGATTAACTTCTCTGCCGGCGGGTTAGAGCTCGCGTACCCGTCCAACCAAACCGGTGGCTTGGAGTTCGGGTCGTTAGCTAGGTGCACAATCGACTTCAGCGCGTCCAGTGCCGCGTTCACGTTTGCCGGATTGGCTGAGAACGGCACGAGGTTGCCCTTGCGGTCCTGCTTCTGACACTTGTCCAAGAACTTGTACATCTGCGAGCGGATAGTGGCCTCCTCCAAAAATAAGTAGTGCGTGCCACTGTAAATATAAAAGTCCTGTGCGTAGTGCACAACCTTAAAGCCTCCCTCGACGGCGTAGATAGACTGCAAAAACTTTCGTGCGTGTTCCAATGGGTTAGATTGGTCGAGCACTACTTCGCCGTTTGCTAGTGCAGTCTGCAACTTCTTTTGGTTCACCTTGAATATCAACGAGCGCAGTGTGGTACCACCGCCCTTAAACGTCTTCCACTTTGTCCGGCACGAGTTCTGTCCGGTCGCGGAGTACTTTACGTTTTCGCCTGAGTCGCACGACCATGAGTCCCAGGCCTCCAAGGCCTCGACGTCCCCACCAAACTGATGGTGTAGCGCCATGCCGACCGACATCCAGTCCGAGTACCCACACATCGGGTCCAGCTCGCCGAGCAGCTCAGCCTCGACGCGGGCTAGGTCCCACCCGTCCACTGGGGGTGTGTAGTTCGCAAAGTCGTCACCACCGGCGCGGTTGATCGTCCGCGGTGGCACGTGCGCTGTCAAGTCCTGTGGCTCCGAGGGTACGTCCCCCGCTATCTTGTGTCCTGTGACCGTGAAGTAGCGCGACTTAGGGTACACCTCAAGTCCTATGGCGTGGTCAACGTGCGCGTTCTGCAAGTCCGCACGCGTGAATATCTTAACGCCAGTCCCTGACGGGCTTACTTCGCAGTACCCCTTAACGTTGTCCACAATGCTTTGAGCAAACTCACTGAGACTACCGTCCACAGGGTCACGACAATCGTCAATATCCACACCGACCAAATTATCGTCACCAGTAAAAACAAATCCGATGCCATCAAAGTTTCCGTTCTCGTACGCTCTCTGAGCGGTTAAAAAGTCTGTCCATGTCGCGGGGTTGGTAGACGATGCTGACCTGCCCGTTAACTGAACAGGTAGCTTGGACCAGTGCCTGTCCTCTCCGTCCCCTACTAGGGTGTACTTCCATAGGCAAAACCTAGGAATCATTTTTAAGTCCAGTGGTATCGAGTTGAAGTCCACTGGTAGTGCTGATGGTTTCTGTAGCATTTTTCTCCTCTTTTCTTACCGTAACTAATACGCAAATGCGCCATAGTCACATTTCACATTGTGAAATTGTTGTTTAACATAACGTGGGAAGTGTGGCTACCCTGTCAAAATTGCCAGCAAATTGCCACACTTCTCTGCCATGGTGCTCCAATAAAATCAACGACTTAAGTATAGATTGACAGGGTTGCCACACTTCTTTTCTTTTTTTCTTAATTTTAAAAAAAAAAATAAAATAGAGTAGGGTACCGACTTGCAAAAAACGCAATAAAGTGTGGCAAGTGTGGCAATAATGCTGTAAGTCATTGATTTTATTGGAGCACCCACCCTGCGAAGTGTGTCACTCGTACTATGTTATTGATTTTAAAAGATAAAATAGCACGTGCAGTCCAATGTAGGTCATTGAAATGATAAGTAGCAGTTTTACGTACCAGTCTTCGGATTTTTTCTTGCTCATAGGTTTACCTCGTAGTCTTTCTGTTTTAGTTTGTCGTACGCCCACTTTCGAAACGCGATACGGTTCTCGTTGGTTTGCTCGTCGTTGTCGTCCCATAGCACGTCAATGATATGGTTGCCTGATGTGTCGGTCACCTCGATCATTTTGAGGTTGCCTTCTTTGTCGTACACGTCCATTGGTATCACTTTCAATTAAATCTCCTTGATGTTAGATTCTTTTTCACGCCACGAGTCCACGTCCCCATAGTCGCCCCTAATCATGCTCATGCGCTCCTGCTTTCTAAAGTCGGGCTCTACACCCCACCACGCTAGAGACGCCTCCTTGTACTCTAGCCACGCGTCGTGCCGGACAAACATAGGATGGTTGAGTCCGACGTCCACGGCGCATACGACGTCCGCAGTGGGTAGCCACGCGCCCTTGTTGTACTTCCGGTACTGCCCGAGGGACACGTTGTTCCTAGCCCGTATAAAGCGGTCGTAGGCTCTTTGTTGTTCTTCTGTTAGTTTAATCGTCATTCTCTTCCTCTAGCTTATCAATGTTCAACGCGTCCAGACTTGTTGGCTCTTGCATCATGTAAAACTTTAATTGGGTTACCCGCTTGGTTGTTCTGTCAAGTATCGTAGCCAATTCCTGCACCGTAGGCGGGCGCCCGAGGGTTTGCGTCAAAGAGCGCTCGGTGTACAGCATCTTCCGCATCTCTTCGCGTACCTTAATTGGAATGCGCACTAGGTTCTCTTCGTTGTCTAGCCCGCGCTCTATGCCCCTGAAAATAAACCTCTTGGCGTAGGTCGCAAACTTTGCCTTGTTGGTAGGTTTCCATTGCCTAGCCGCCTTGAATAGCGCGGTGTTGCCCATGCCAATTAAGTCCTCTTGTGGGGTCCTAGAGTGATTCCATGAGGGTAGTTTTCGTATGGTGTAGACCACAAACCGTAGGTTGTGCTTGACTAGCCTCTCGAGGGCGTCCTCGTCACCGTCCGCTATCCTCTTGGCTAGCTCGTACTCCTCCGCCGAGTCCAAGACGGGTATCCCGTACAAGGACTGCAAGTAGTCCGTTAAAAAGTCGTTCTTACTCAAAATGGTGCCTCCCCTACTAGCAGTAGTGCTTGTTCGTATAAATTAGCTCTAGGCTCTTTAGGCAGGGCTACAAGGCGCGTTCCCGAGGTAAGGTAGGGGGTAGCCTCAAGTTTAGATGCAAACTTGCGACAAGCCCCTCCAAACTCGTCTATAAGGACAAACTTATAGACCGACACGTTTAACCACCACGGCGTCCACTGCCTTAACCTGTGTCACGCTAGACACAAACGCCTCGTCCGCCAACTCGCGCACTAGGTCGGGGCTGATGGTGGCGCGGTCGTAGTGCTGAACCTCAGCCATAAAGTTTACGCCTTGGTACTCGCCCACGCCACGCGCGATGAGCTCCGCCTTAAGTTTACGGGCGGTTGCCTCCAACTCTTTAATCTGTTGGTTGATGATGCCTAGGTTATCGATGATGTTCATATTAGTCCTTTTAGTTTCATTTCATGGTTAATTTGCATTACTAAACTT